GATGGATTTGGGATACGAAGGAGATTTTTCTTTACTGCTTCTGCTGGTGATACCAGTGTAAGTGGTACAGATAATAATGGCCTTACGTTAGCATTTACTGATGGTTCATTGGTAGACGTTTTTTTAAATGGTGTATTACTTGATCCTAATTCAGATTATAATACGTCCACTACAAACACAATAGGAAGTATTGCTTCACTTGCACTAAATGATTTTATAGAGGTGATAGTATATGATGTGTTTGCAGTTGGTGATGCTGTATCTGCATCAACTGGTGGTACGTTCAATTCTGGGATAAGTGTTACTGGAAGTATCACTGCAACCACAGACATAACTGCAACTGGGGGAATGTCTGCACAGTCAGAGGATGTTTTTCAAAATCGTAGAATACAAATAAATGCATCTGCGAATGATACTGATGAGGGTTCTTTTTTACTGTTAGATAGAACAGATAGTGGTGGATCAGATGCTGGAGAAAATATAGTTTTTGAAGGAGACACACTCTTCTTAACAACAACAAAAGAAGATGACTTTATTGTTTTAGAGGATAATGATACACAAGGATTTCTAAATCTAGAAACTTCATTTAAATTTAAGGCAGAGGATAACACAGTATCAACGACAGATGGTCTGACAATTACTGGTGCAGCAGAGATACCAAATATAAGAACACATACAAACTTTGATGCTGGTGCATCACAAGACATTAAAGATTTAGGAAGTTCAACTGGAACAGTAGTTTTAGATTTGAATGAAAATGCTAACTTTCAAATTACTTTAACTGGTAATCTAACTTTAGCAAATCCAACATCACTTACTGCTGGTACGTCTGGTAGTATATTTTTAATACAAGATGGAACTGGGAGTAGGACAGCCACTTTTGGTAGTTCTTTTGATTTTATAGGTGGCACTGCACCGACATTAACAACAGCAGCAAGTTCAGTGGACAGACTTGACTATATAGTGTTAGATGCTAGTAATATACACGCAGTCGCCACACTTGCGTATTCATAGGAGAGATAGATGGCTTGGGTCATAGTAGAAGATGGTGCAGTAGTTAGAGAATTTAGTAGACCTACTGCCTTCACATATAAGGATTTACAATATCCTCGCAACTGGATACAAAATGCCACTGATGCAGAAAAATCTGCGATTGGTTTGGTAGAAGTTACAATATCTGGTGGACAAAAAAGTAGTGATTATTATAATAGTAGTTTGGGTAATCTTGTGATTGCAAGTGATGGTAGTGTCTCTAGAACTTGGACAAATACTGCAAAGACATTATCAACAGTTCAATCACAAAAAGTTAAAGAAGCAAAAAGAGATGCCAACAATATGTTATATCATACAGATTGGTATGTTGTTCGTAAGGCAGAAACTGATGTCGCAGTGCCAGGCGAGATCACTGCGTACAGAACTGCTGTGAGAACTTGTTATGGCAATCTTAAAACTGCAATTAATGCTGCGTCAGACGTAGATGGTGTTGCATCTTTGTATCAACATTCTGCTGGTGCTTCTATCACTGAAAAGACAGTAAATCCATCAAGTGCAGTAAACACAACATCAAACACAATTACAATTAGTGGACATGGATTTGTCGATGATGAACAAGTTTCTTATGATGCTGGAAGGACTGACGATAGTGATAATACTGCGATAGGTGGATTAGTCAGTGGAAGAACATATCATGTTTTTGGTAAAACAACGAATACGTTTAAACTATCTGAATCACACAGTTCTTGTGGGGATGCAGCTGCAGTAAGTTTAAGTTCTGGTGCAACTGGAACTAATCATACTTTTGCATCATCTGGTATTCCAGGCAAAGGTAATGCGTGGCCTAGACCAGATATGTCAAAGTACGATGGTGCTTAAAGGGTAAGACATGAGTAATGCAAGAAATTTAGCAAATCTTTTATCGCCTGGGGCAACAACCCTTGGAAGTAGTGCGATTGCTGATAATGCGATCACTGGTGCAAAAGTGGTTGCTGGTGCATTATCTGCCGCAGATATAGAGGATAGTTCTATAACCGCAGCTAAACTTGCAACTGACTCTGTGACAACTGCAAAGATTGAGGCAAGTGCAGTTACCACTGCGAAGATTGCTGATGCCGCAGTGACGAGTGCAAAGGCACTAAATCTTGGTCGCAGAAATAAAATTATTAATGGACAGTATGCTGTTGCTTCTAGGGCAACATCATTTACTTCCACTGGTAGTGCAAATAACGATGCGGTATATACATTAGATCGTTGGAAGTTATTATCAGATGGTAATGATATAGTTGATGTTAGTCAAGAAACATCAACAGTCCCTACAAATAAATTGTTTGCATTAAAACTTGATGTTGAAACTGAAGATAAAAAATTTGGAATTGCACAAGTTGTTGAGAATAATGCTTGCACAGGTTTGATCGGAAATAGTGTTACACTATCATTTCAAGCAAAAGTATCTGATACCTCAAAGTTAGACAATATAAAATGTGCAATTATTTCGTGGAGTAGTACAGCAGATTCCCCAACAGCAGATATGATATCAGCTTGGGGAGATGAAGGAACTGATCCTACTTTGGCATCAAACTTTACTTATGAAAACACTCCAGCAAACTTAAATGTTACAACTTCATATGCAAAGTATTCTGTAACAGCGAGTGTTGATACATCATCAGCTGCTAATGTGATTGTCTTTATTTGGTCAGACGTAACTGATACCACAGCTGGACACCATTTGTTTATAACAGATGTTCAGTTAGAGGAAGGCAGTTCTGCGACTGATTACGAACAAAGAGCTTTCCATGAGGAAGAACGAGATTGTCAAAGATATTATTACGAGATACACTCAGCAACTAACTACTCAAAGTTTGGAGTAGGTAGGGCATGGTCTACTGATGACACTGCTGCTGCATTATTTTTACCTGTTGCAATGAGAACCACTCCTACTATGGCAACAAGCACCATAGGAACAAATTTTGGAGTTGCTGGTGTTGGTAGTAGTATCTCTTCAATAACTTTGGCAGAAAGAGATGTAAACAATCAACTTTTTACTATTAATGTCGCATATGATTCTACCTCTTTTACTACTGGCAATATTTATCAAATAGAATCTAATGGTAATACCACAGGGTTCATATCTTTTGATGCAGAGATTTAGGAGTATGAAATGACATTTACAAATGTAAAATATGTTGAGGGACAAGATGGTCAGAATGTTGCAATAAAGTTTGTTTGTGATGGGGTAAATATGTCTGTTATGTTAAACTCTGTTGGAAACAGACACTATGATGAGTTAATGCGTCAAGTTGATGCTGGAACGATAACAATTGCAGCTGCAGATTAATAAGAACAGGAGAGATAGATGGCACTAAGTACAATAGGAACAAATTCAGTCGCAGATAGTGCTGTTACAAGTGCAAAAATCAGTAACGGAACTATTGCAACTGGGGATATTGCTAATGACGCAGTAACAGGTGCGAAGCTTGCAGATCTTGATGCTTTAACTGTTTCTGGAGATCTGACTGTACAAGGTACAACCACAGCTCAAGGAACAACAGTGGGGTTTGTTACTTTTGATAAGTTGTTGCTAAATGCGACAGATGGTTCTGCAACTGATGCTGGAGACAATTTAATTCTGAATGGAACAGATGCCACTAGTGCAAATGCAGATAGTAGTATATTGTTTGATGATGGCACTGGAGATCCAGCTATTACATCATCAAGTTTTGGCACCAAAAAAGTTTTACAAGTGGTTCATGCTGGTAACTTTCCAGAACAAAGTTTTACACTTAGCACAACAGCACTAGCCACAGCTGTGTCTGCAACCATAACACCACTAGAATCTACCAGCAAAATATTAATCACATATACAATCTGTACCGCTGGTAACTCAACAGGTGCGGCACAAGGGTGTATGCATAGACCACATCACGATATTGGACAGACAGGCACATTTACACCATTAACTACAAAATTCTTTGGTGCAAAGTCAGGTCAATATCAAAATTATCAAATGATTAGCACTATTGGACACATTGAACATGACCACAACACAACCAGTCCAATTGATTACACTATATTTGTGCAAGGATCTTCTAGTTTTGATGTCCAGATAGGTAGAGCTGGTACAAACAGTGAGGTCAACAGTTATGATGGATACAACTCAATCACTCTAATGGAGATAGCAGGATGAACATAAGACATCAAGCAATATTTGCACTTTACAACAATGTTGTAAAAGTAACAGGTTCTGGTGATGGTGTTGTTGCCCATGATATAAATGGAAACGTGGTATCTTGGGATGCAACAGCAGTTTCTAATAAAGAGGTAGACCTACTATCTGAATTTAAATTGACTGAACTACGAACAGAACGTAATAGGTTATTAGCAGAAACAGACTGGTGGGATATGTCAGATACGGCAACAATGACAGATGCACAGAAAAAGTATCGACAAGATTTGCGTGATATTACGAATACTTATAAAAACCTAGATGATGTTTCATGGCCGACTAAACCAAGTTAAGGGGAGATAGATGGCAATACCATCTTCAAGATCTACATTTAAGGAGTATTGTTTACGAAACCTTGGTAAAGGTGTCATAGACATTAATGTTTCTGACGATCAGGCAGAGGACAGGATTGACGAAGCATTACAATATTTCGCACAATACCACTATGATGGTGTTGAAAGAATGTATCTTAAACATGAGATTACTCAAGCAGATGTGGACAGGTCTAAAACAAATGACACCACAACTGCAACAGACGTAAGAGATGGTTCGGTGACTGCATCGTTCACTGAGGGTAGAGGATTTATTCCGATGCCTCAAGAAGTTGTGTCTGTTCTAAATATATTTCCATTTGATGATCAGTCAACAAACAATATGTTTGATATAAGATACCAACTAAGACTAAATGACTTATATGATTTTAGTTCTACTTCAGTTTTACATTATCAAATGACAATGCAACATTTAGATTTCTTGTCACACATACTTGTGGGTGAAAAACCCATTCGTTTTAATCAACATCAAAATCGTTTGTACATAGATATGGACTTTGAAAATGACATCAGTGTTGGTGAGTTTATTATCATTGAGTGTTATAGAAAACTTGACCCAGAGACATACACAGATATCTATGATGATATCTATCTAAAAAGATATGCAACTGCACTTATCAAAAGACAGTGGGGTGCAAATCTTTCAAAGTTCAATGGTGTTTCAATGTTAGGTGGTGTCACTATGAATGGTGAAACGATCTACTCACAGGCACAAGAAGAAATGGAAAAACTAGAAGAACAGATTCAATTATCATACGAGTTACCACCAGAATATATGATGGGATAGTGTCATGGCTGTAAACAGTATATTCCATACAAATAATAAAAGTTCGATACTCGCAGAAAGAAATCTATACAAGGACTTAATCAAAGAGGCAATCCAGATTTATGGACATGATGTTTATTATGTCGATAGAACTCTGGTTGCGAGAGATAATGTTCTTGGTGAAGATGCTTTATCAAAGTTTACAAACGCACAACCCATTGAGATGTATGTTGAGGACTCAGAAGGTTTTGGTGGTGACAAAGAAATCATCACACAGTTCGGTTTAGAAAATCGTAATGAGATCACCTTTGTAGTATCCAAAGAAAAATTCCAACAACTAGACAGTCAGATTACTTTAGAAGATGGAACTGATACTACTGGTGGTTCTATTCTTCTAGAGGCTGGAAGTATTCAAGTATCAAATCTCACCACACTGTCAAAGTATTTTATCACTGACGAAAGTGGTAACAATATATTGAATGAAGATGGTAGTGGTGGAAAAATACTGTCTGAAGAAAGTGGTAATGAGTTCTATCTCATACAAGACACTGCTGTTA